CTCCCACCGACACACCCCCCCGCCCGTGTGGGGGGCGGGGTTTCCATCCTTGTCGGGTATCGTTATCAGGCGCCCGCACCGCTGGAGGCCAGAGTGCCCTCCGGGGCGATGAAAGCGGACTTGACGAGGTGACGGATCTTCGTCCGGTACGCATCGTTATCGAACGAGCCGTCGAGCTCGGAGCTGTTCGTAGTCTTCTCAACGAAGATCTTCGGCGCGGTCTCGCCTTCAAGGAACACGTTAACGATGTTCTTGCGGGGCATCGAGTTCTTCGGGGGCAGAAGGAACCAGCACTTGTCGGCATAGTCGCCGGCGATAAGCGCAAGCTCGGGCACCTCGAAGACATTCGCGACCTTACCGGACACAGTGTTGCCCATCACCTGGGTCTCGGTGCCGTTCTGGCGGCGGATCTCGACGACCTTCATGATCTGCTCAGCGCGGCTCGCCAGGGCCGGGGGAACGATCAGGTTGAACTTCGTCGGCATGATGATTCGGCGACCGTTGTACTTGGTGGTGGCCAGCTGTGCGAAAGCCTTCTCAAGCGCCTCGATGCTCAGCTCGGGATTGCCCGCCAGGACGTTCTTGTTGGCGGCCTTGAAGTTCGTCGTGTTCAGGCCAGTAGGCTGAACCAGCTGCAGGGCGGCCTCGATCGACTCCTGGTTAGCCGCACGACGGCCGAGTTCCTTCGTGATCCGAGGAATCAGGCCCCAGTCGGCGCCGTACCGCTTCAGCGTCTCCCAGGAAAGCGGGATCTGGACACCGGCCTTCGCCAGCTTCAGCTTGAACTGCTCTGCCTTCAGACCGAGGATCGGGTATTCTCCGAGCTCGCCGACAGCGGGAAGCCCCTGTGCGACATAGCCCTTACCGTCCTTGCGTACGGGGATATTGTCGTCCGTGAAATCGAAACTGAAGTAAGGAACAGTCTCGAAGTCAGGTGTTTCAAGGGTGTCCGCCCATTCGCGCCAGTTCGACGGGACCTGCTGGTACTCGCCCTGCATGATCTTGTTCATGGTCGGGCCGAGGTTGACCGGAAGGTCCGAGGTCGAGATGGCCTCGCTCAGGTCCTTACGGGCCGAGTTGCGCACACGAATATCATCGGCGTGAAGCGCCTTGTGCAGAAGGATACCCGCCTTGTAGGCTTCCCTCGCGTTGATTGCCATGTAGATATCCTCCTTAGAGCCAAGCCTGGGTCAGCTTGACGGCGTACTTGGTCGAGGCACTCGACAGCGGGTTGAGCACGAAGCCCACCACGATCTTGCCCTTCGGGTCGGTCGCGACCTCGGGCTTAGACGCCTTTCCGGTTTCGGTGGCGCCGTCGATCGTCACGATATCCCCGGCCTTGATGGAGCCATCCAGTCCGAGGTGTGCGATGCCCTCGAAGGCGAGCGTCGAATAGAAGTTATTGTCTTCTTTGGGCGTAGCAGAGGTGAGGGCCACGGCCCCGACCTTGCCGACGGCGACGACATCGCCAGACTTGACGGCCGCGTCGACCTGAACCTCGTAGGTGTCCCCGCCCTTGACGTGATTCTGTGCCATGTTCGTATCCTCCTTACCAGGTCAGCTTGGCGAATTCGGCTTCGAAGTCGTCGGAGCCCTTTCCGGAAGGCACATGCTCGGGGGCGAAGCCGCCCGACAGGCTCTCGCGGATAGACTCGACGAGCTTAGTCTCGCGGTCCAGGATCGCCTTCGCGTCATAGCCGCGGGCGATAGCCTCGGCAACCCGCACACGGGAAACCTCGGGAAGGTCAGAGTCGGTGAGAGCAAGGATGGCCTCCTTAGCCTTCTTGGCCTTGTCCTCCTCTTCCTCCTTGGCCTTCTTGGCGTCCTCTTCGTCCTCTTCGTCCTTCTTCTTGGCCTTATCGGCGAGAGCTTCGACGAGAGCGGAGAGCTTGGTGTCCAGGGCCTCAAGGGCCTCCTTGAACTCTTTGTCCATTCTCTTCCTTTCGGAATTGTGTTTGTTGATGCTACCCATAATAGCATTTCCTTTTTTGAACGACTCCAGTGCCTCGACGAGGCGCCCACCAGCACCCGGAACTGTGACGAAATCCACGGAATTAACGGGCGACGGTATGAACGACTCTATCACAGGCGGCAAAGGCTCCCCCGCCGTCACGATATCATCACCCTGTGCGAGTGTCGCACCGCAATGGATCGACACGCCGATGATATCCGCCACTTGCTCGATGAACGGTGCCCACTGCTCAACCACCTCGACCGTGGCGTACATCCCCGGCTCGGGGTCGTCCCGCCAGTAAGGCGTCTCTGCGATGACAGCCGCCAGCTTCGTCAACGTGCCCTCGGGACGCTCAAACGACTCACCCTCAGTCGCATGGTCGATGTACATGTGCGTGCCGACGGGGAACGCCTCGGCGAAACTTCCCTGCAGCGCCTCCTTCGTGTACACACCGGTAGAGCCCTGACCCTCCGTTATAAGCCGCACAAGCCACTTGCGCGTCCCCTTAACGGGATTGAGGACGCTGGTGTTCGTGCTCTCACTTATCTTCATCTTCGGTATCTCCTTGGTTGAAACCACCAGGTACGGCCCCCTGGTTGCCCTGGCGTGCCACTGGGTCGTGCACAGCATCGCCGTCGTCTCCACCTGACACATTACCACTCTTCAGAAAATCGTTCGGCTCCGGAAGCTCGTCGCCGTGGATATCGGGCACAGCGAGCAGATTGAGCACGGCCTGACGGTACTCGTCCTGATGGATAGCCCCGGTTGACATAGACGTAGCGAGCGACTGCAATGCCCTATAGGTGGGATCCTGCTCGATCGACGGGAACTTGATGTCCACATCCTTCACCGACGGATCAACGTCCATCATCACCTGCTTGAAGAAATCCCTCCATTTGCGCTGCTCCAGCTTGAAGCCGTTGATCGTCGGCCTGTCCAGCGTCGTCGCAGCCCCGTAGGAGCCGCCCGTCGCGCCGGGGGATGACAACAGCGCGATGACCGGAATTCCGAACGACGCAGCTACCAGTGCAGCCAACGGTTGGCCATTCCCGTAGTTCACTTGTGCGCTGGGGACGCCCACGCCGGCAAGTGACTGGTTCGGCCCAAGGCTCGCCGTGGCACCCACCACGTCGCCGCGGTTCGAAATCTCCACGGCGGACTGGCGCTTGCCCTGATTGTTGCTGTTGACGATCGCCCATGCGATCTTCGACAGCGCCTTCGACAGCCTGGCGCTGTCCCGCAGATATCCCGAGTAGGCGACGCTCCACAGCGCAGCCGCCAACGAGTCAGGGGCCCCAAACGCGTGTCCTGCGTGCCGTCCGGATGACAGGATATACACTACGTAGTTGCCGTTCACCTCATAGGCCGTGTTCGGGGGTTTCCTCAACCTCTGCACACTCCGCCTGTATTCGGCCGTAGGGAACCACTGGCTGATCGTACTCTGCCCATCCGGGGTCCATGTGCGACGCACATACTTCACAACCGACGAATCGAACGAATCCCGAACGATCTCCTCTATCTCCTCCACAGGCACCAGCGTCAACTTGTCGGTGTGCACTTCGCGGAACAGGAACACGTTTCCCGCACAGAATCTCTCCAGGTTGAGGCTCTCCATAGCCGACGCCGAGAACAGCGTCCGCTGCGCCGACTCCGACTTGATGAACTTGTCCAGCTTCGCAGACGTGTCGCTGAACACCAAGTCGTCACCGAAAATATAGCTGGTCCTCAGCTGTGCGCCGCGCTTATGCAGCGGGTGATCCCGGGCCATATCCCTCAGGCCGCGCACAACCTCATGTATGAAAGCCAGTGTCAGGCCCTTGTCGTCGGCGTAGCTGACCCAGTTGGCACCCTCGTCGAGGAGGTAGGACCTCTGCGCCTCGTTGATGAACGCAATACCCTCGTCGCTAAACGAGTATGCGGTTGAATCCAAAAGTCTCCCCCATTTCCATTAGGTAGCTGTCTTCGTCGTCATCCATTATGTCCCCCGCGTCGGAGAACACAGTCTCCTGCTGGATGGCATCCCGTATGTTCTGGTCTGTTATCGCAGCATACACTGCCGCGTCGGCTAAGTCGGGAGACTTTCCGACGTCCTTCTTCAACTTGTCTTTCGAGTCCAGGACAAGCCCGCCGGACATCGTATTATACGAGTAGCCGACGGACAGCAGCTCGTCGTGCAGGTCCATATCCAACGGGTCCAGATCCAGCTCTCCTGTGCGGCACCTGTACCGGAACGAATCCCACATGTACGACCGGTAGTTGTGCCAACGGCCTCTGTCGGGGCTCGACATAGACCCGCGCACAGCCAGAATGTCGTACGTCCGGGTCGCATACGAGTTGAGTATGTCGAACATGCCGCCCCCGATACCGTCGCAGTCGATCGCCACGGCATGTGCGCCCTCGCGAAGCGCCAGGTCATGCACACGCTGTGCGCTGTGCACCAGGTCTGTCTTCGCCCAGGAGTCCACGAAGCGCACAACCCCGTTCACGCATAGGTATACGACGGAGCGGTCCGCTCCGAACCGCGCCACGTCCACACCCAACACGGGCCGGCCGATCCGCTCCCTCTCCGTCAAACACGCCGTCTCGACGTCGCCAGGCAGAATCAACGAATCCTCGATATCGAAAGCGAACTCTCCCAGGACGCGTGCCTTGAACCTAGCGCTGTCCTCGCCGTACTCCAGTTTCTTCTGCTCCACGTAGGACGGCCCGGTAAGCTTCTGCAGCACCTTCGGCGGCATAGGCTCGCCTGTGAAATTCGGACTCTCCAGGACTGAGATGGACATGCGCTTCCAGTTCTCCATCTCCTCCTTGAAGATCTTCCCCAGATAGCTCATCGGGTCCGTCGGGTTAGCTATCAGCACACGCCGCGACGCCTCGTTCGTCGTAATGTTCGCCAGGGCGTCGATCAGCTCGCCGGACAGTCCGCACGCCTCGTCTCCGATCGCCAACACGTCCCCATGGATGCCCTGGAACGAGTTACCGCCCAGGTTGTCCGGCGGCTTCCTTCCGCGCCCCAGCGGGAGCTTCGTCACGTCGTCCTTCCACTGAACGTCCATCGTGATACGCCCCGGCAGTTTGTGGTCTATCAGCCCCTCGTCGAAGCGCCGTTCAACGATGTCCTTCAACTGCATCACTTCTCGCCACAGCACGTCCTGCACCTGCGCCATCGACGGGGCCGTTGAGATCACGTAGCAGTGCGGGTAGCGGGTATCCACCCACCAGCATATGAGCACAGCCATAAGCCGGGACTTCCCCACGCCGTGGCCCGCCTTCACAGCCGTCGAGTTATTGTCCACCACGGCACGGGCGATCTCCCGCTGTTTGCTCCACAGCGTGCCCTCGTCCGTGCCCAGCATATACTCGGCCCAGCCCACGGGATCTGACTTGAAGCTGTCCTGTCGCCTGTGCGCCTTGACGGTGGCGATAGCGCTGTCGATCGCGCTAGCTTTGATCAGCATGGGCCTCCTTCAGCGCCTGATAGAACACTTCGTCCATCGCCTCCGGGTCGAGCAGCTGGCCGTTCGAATACGCGCTGGATATATGAACTCGCACACGCTCCCAGGCGTCCTCCACCAGATCGAGGATCAGCCGAGTCTGCTGCTTCGTCACCCTGGCCTCTTCCTCGTCGTTGTACTCCTTCACCTTGTCCAAGCGGTCCCCGAGCTGCTTCAAGACGCTGTTGACCGCCTCGATGTGCCGGGCGGCTATCTCGTCCGACTCGAAGCACTTCTCCAGGAAGTTGAAGGCGCGCGTCTTCAAGTCGTACATGTCGGCGATCAGCATCTGTTGGCGTTCGAGGTTCGTCCACACGTCGTTGCGCTTCAGCAGGGATCGCACACGGGATAGGCACGTCTCAGCAGGCAGGCCGAGCTCCTCGGACATCTCAGAGGGGCTGGCCCCCGCCTGTGCGAGGGTGAGCAGCCTCCTGTCGTCCATCGCAAGCTCGCCGGTTGACTTTTGGATAGCGAAGCGATCCCGGTCGTTCTTCACGATCGCCTTAGCAGCCGGCTGGGTCTTGCTCTTCTTTTTCGTCTGCGCCTTCTTATCTGTCGCTTTCTTTTTAGCTTCAGCCATCACAGGTCCCTGTATCTGAGCACCACCGGAGCAGCCAATGGATCGCACACCTTAACCGTCGGCCGCTCAGCCGCGGTGGTTAAGGTCACGCAGAACGTGCCCTCCATCGTGTCGAGCGACGTCACCTTCGTCTCGTCAGCGCCAGTGAACACCGTCAGATACACGGCCCGCACGCTCTTAGGCAGCGCTATATCCAGGTCAAGGTTGGGCAGCGTGCCGCTGAGCGCCGCAATCGGCCCGTTATCATCGGCTAAGCGGCTCGTTTGAACGTCGATTCTCACGTAACTCCCTCTCTAGTCAGGCTTAAGAGGAATACTACCATGTGGGGTTGCGCACACAGCAGACCCCGCCGGGGCATAGCGCTCACCCGGCGGGGTCCTGAGAGAAAGGAGCTTACCTGAACACCTTAACATACCTCTGCAGGCGGCGTCTAGGGCCGGCCATGTGGTCGTACAGCAGCACCCAGCGGTCGTCTAATACGGGGGCCCACGTCACCTCGTCCTGCGCGGTGATCGGCTGGATCTCGTCGTCCACGTTCAACACTGACACGTAAGCGTCCAGCCTGAACGGTAGCCGATCCAGGTCATGGGCTGTAATGAACGCCTGGAACGTCTCGTAACCTCCGATCACCCATGCTTCGTCTCGACCCTCTGCGATGGTCTGCTCTATCGCCGCGTACGGGCTAGCCACTGCCTTGATGGATTTGGTCGACTTCATCGTCCGACTCAACACGATGTTCGTCCTGTTGGGTAGCTTCTTGTTGCGTTGTGGCAGGGATTGTTGGGTCTTCCGGCCCATTACAACTGTTTTTCCGGTCGTCATGTCCTTGAAGTGTTGTAGGTCTCCTCGGTCGTGCCATGGCAACTTCCCGTTGACCCCGATGATCCCAGACGTCGACTGTGCCCAGATGAAATACACATGAAACATTGTGTCTCTCCTCTCGTGTGCAGTGTATTGGCTGATACGAGGACTCTAGCAGTGCAAGGCTGGTGTGCGCAAACTTGACTTCCACCCGTATACGAGTTACAGTCGAACCACCGGACTAGAGAAAGGACTTCGCATGCTTCTTTACTTCATCGCCGTCCCCGTCGCCTTCCTCGTCGCACAGGGGTTCTGGACCCTCATCGCCTACATCGTCACATGGTGCGGCTTCCCCAAAGCCGGCGCCGTTGTCTTCTGGGCCCCCTCGCCTTCACATCCCTCGGCACGATCTCCGCCTTCGCATGGACTCAACCTCATCGCGGCTTGACAACGGCTCGTTCAGCGTGTGCACTGGTTGCGCACAGTAACTCAACAGAGAGGAGAAAACATGTTTTCATGGAACCTGATCGGACGGATGTTCGCCGGGTGGTACGGAACCTGTCGACTGTGGGGCAGGACCTGGATCTGCTAGTTACCCCGACCCGACCCGACCCGACGTGTAAACTGAAGACATAAAGGCCCCCGACGTTTCCCGGAATGGGACGCGTCGGGGGTCCTTCTTATGCTGTGCGTTACTTATTCGGCGTTGTCGCCAGGAACGGAACAACCTTGTGCAGGAACCGGTCCACCGGCTTCGTGTTGAGCAGCCACTGTGCACACACCGTGACAAGTCCCCACACAGTCGCCGTAATCGTATCGGCCAGGTCGGCGGGCAGCGTCAGCCCGACCTTCGCGCACCATGCGGCCAGCACACCTACCAAGGACACCACGAACGTCCGAATGATAGACCGCGCCTTGTGCTGAATCTGCGTCGGCACGAGCTCGTCGAAGTGGTAGGCGTTCTTCCGGTTCGGGTCCGCCAGGCCGCCGTCCCCCTGCGGCAGGCCGCCCGTCTCCACGGTGTGCGCCGCAGCGGCGAACGCCGCTGCCTTCTGCTCGTCCGTCAGCGTCGGTGTGTCCAGGTGCTTCGGTCCGGTGGGGGCCGGTGTTTCCTGTGTAGTCACTTCGCATCGCCCCGCTTAGCCAGTGTGTTCTGAATGTCGTTCAGCTTGTTGATCGTCTCCTCAAGAGCGGCGTGGCTCGCAGCCGGGTAGCCGAAGCCATAGCCCGGCACAGTCAGGTCGGTGGCGATCCTGTTCACCGTCGCCGTCATAGACTCCACGGCCTGCGTCAGGTTGGCCGCAACCTCCTTAAGCTCCGCGATGGAGTTCTGCGTCGCCTGAGGGTAGCCGAAGCCCTGGCTCGGCACCTTGATGTTCTCATACAGCCAGCTGAGCATGTTGTGCTCGTCGGGTGTCAAATCGTCTCCTTTACTGGTGTTGCCTTGGTTGTCATTGTCCTGTGTATCGCCGATGTAGCGTTTGACGATAATGATCGTCGCCGAGCCCGTCAGGGACCGGTCCGACAACGAATGCAGCCTCGGCCCCCTGCCCGGTCCGCCGTGCCCCCACGTGTACATGCCCCCGGCGTAGAGCTCGACGTGGCTTATCCGCCCGGCGAAAGCACCCGAATGCCAGCCCATGCAAATGATGTCGGCCGGCTTCAGGTCTTTCAAGGGCAGGTCCCTCCAGGAGGTTGCCGATGCCACAGTATATGCGTCCGGGTCCGACGCTATATTGAAACTCCGCTCTCCTATTTCGATGCCTGCGCACTGCCTGTAGGCCTGCGCTATCGTGCTGGAGCAGTCGCCCCAGCCGTAGCGCTCCGGGTCTTTGCGGCGGTAGTCGTTCGTGTAACCGAAGTCACCGTCATGCTTCGCCATCCACGCCACTATGGCGTTGCGTTGCACGTCAGCCTGCGTCATCCGTCTCCTTTCCGTTAATGAGAAGAGCCTTCACCTCAGTATACGGCACGAAAGCAGCCCTGTCGGGCCGGGGACTGTGCGCCGGGATCTTCCGTCTCTTCGCAAAGTCATAGCCCTCCCCTTGCTCAAGGCGCACAGGGGGTGAATCACGGTGGGGCAAATGGAACTCCACCCAGCCGTCGTCCACGTGGCGCACAGCGAAAGGGTAGCCGCGCAGAAGCGGGCCGTCGTTGCCCGGCACGGTGCGCCACACCGCGTCGATCAGGGACTGCAGCGCGTCCAGTTGCGCGTTGAACTCCTCTATCTCGTCGTTCGCCTCGCCCCGCGATATCGCTGCCCCGTCCCGCGTCGGGAACGGCGGGTTGAAGCCGCACAGCGCCCGGGAGGCCGGCCGGTAGCGCTCCTCGAACACCGCGGCGCTCCGGTTGTCCAACGGCATCTTCCCCGGTTCCCGCTTCATGTAGGCCGTGTAAGAGTCCTCAGCCGCGTATGTGAAGCCCGTTGTTCTATCATGGTAGCTCTCTTCCATGCCTAGAACCATACCACCCCCTGAGGCGGGTAGCCCGTCGCGTGCAGGGCCAGCGGGTCGTAGTCAGCCGGAGAGGGTCGAAGCTGCGATCTCTTCGGCGTCGCATGCCACATGTGAGAGAAGCGCACACGGGCATCCTCGGCGTAGAACGCCGGAATGTGCGGGGGTAGAGGACGTTCGGCGTCGATTACGGTGGTCAGTAGCTGGCTCTCCACGAAAATGTGGAAAATGTTCTTGGAGGGGGCAAGGCGGTTCTTGTTGCCGTCCTCGGAGTTGCGGTTAGCCGGGATAAGGTCGTTTTCCAGCTGCGCGGGGGTAGTCCCCAGCGGGTATTCGTGGCAGGCCTTGATGAGAACCGAATAGGGGTTGACAGCGTTGTCCGGCGTGCTGCGTTCTGTTGTGTTGTGCGGGGGGAACTTGCGCGGGTCTTTTGCGTCGTTTGACTTCAGGAAGCGCTGACCTCCCTTGTATGAGGGGTCCTGTTTGGAGACCTCCCAGCCGTTGGGCTTGAGGGTTAAGGCGTAGAAGCGGAAATTGCTGTTCGAGGTAGGGGAGGGGTCGTAGGGGTGCGTCGGGTCCGGGCTGAAGCACCACAGCAGCCAGCCCACCTCCCACGGGTTCGGTTTGGAGTCGGGGTTGTTAGGGGTCGGCGGGGTGTTGTCCTTGTTTCGAAGCTGCTGTGTTGTGACGATATTCGCCGACAAGGAGTACACGACTTGGAAGCGGTCGTGTTTGGTTGGGTCCGTGGAGGGGACGGGAACGCGCTCTATCTTGAGCAGAGGGGAAAGGGCATCGATGGGCGCTGCCAAGCTGGCCGCGGTAGCGCCGAGGGGCTGGTCCGGGTTAGGCTTGGGAGGAGGGGGCGGAGTCAGGAGGAGGGTCGAGTCGTAGGGTGGCGCCGGGTTAGGCGTCACCGTCGCCTCGTTGTAGATCTTCCGTATGCGCACAAGGGGCTTCTGTGGGTCTGGCATGCCTCGATTTTAACTCGTCATCGTGTCTGCGCACAGCACACTGGATATCATCCAACTGGCGTGTATGCGCGTGGACCAGGTCCGTGAGTGTTTGGGTGTTGGATTCTATTCGGTCTACGGCGTCGCGTAAGGAGCTTCCATGGTTGTTTTCCATGTCCTGTTTGACGCTAAGGACCTTCCTATTGGTCTTAAGCGACGTGTAGAGAGTCGCAATAGCGGTTATAAGGGCGCCTAAGCCTACTGCTGGCGCCCCTAAGAGGTGGTCGAAGATGAGGATTATATCGTGCACGGGTCCTATTATAGCGATCATACCGGGGTATGATTTCCAGTAACGGAAAATAGCGATTAATATATGCGGTTTGGTCCCCCCACGAAAGTCGACCCACCCCTCCAAAAATTCCAACTTTTCCCACCAAAAATACAAGTAGCCCCTAGGACTTTAGTCCTA